GAATTGACGATTGAAGAAGTCAACGCCATTCTGCAGGTGCTTGGGCAGTTGCCCACCTCGTCGGGTGCGTGGCCGCTGGTTGTTAAAATCAAGGAGCAGGCCGACCCGCAGGTGCCAAAGGAAGAAAAGAAGGAGCCGTGACATGTCTGAGCAGGGTCAGACCGTGGAACTAGCATTGCTTCGTAAAGACATGGAGCTTTTGCAGAGCGACATGGCAGAGGTAAAGGGCGACCTTAAAAAGCTCGCCGACGCATGGTCTACGGCAGAAAATCTTGTTGCCTTCGTGAAGTGGCTTGCAGGTCTTGCGGCTGGCATCGGGTTACTGGTTGCCTTCTTCAAGGGCTTTATTCTCCCAACAAAGGAGTAACGCCTTGGCGTTAATTCCGCTCAACATCCAGCCGGGCGTATATCGCAACGGCACAGACTACCAAAGCAAGGGCCGCTGGCGCGACGCCAGCCTCGTGCGGTGGTACGAGAACACCATGCGCCCGGTGGGCGGGTGGCGTAAGCGAGCCTCTGGGCAGCTCACTGGGAAGTGCCGTGGCATCCTAGCGTGGCGCAGCAACGCCAACGCGCGCTGGATCGCTCTGGGAACCCATAGCAAGCTCTACGCGATGAACGAGGCGGGCACGCTGACGGACATCACCCCAGCCGGGTTTACGGCAGGCTCCGCCGACGCGGTGCTTAACCTTGGGTACGGCGGAGGCCCGTATGGGCTTTTCTCTTACGGCACTCCGCGTGCTGATACCGGAACGGTAACGCCTGCGACGACGTGGAGTCTAGACAATTGGGGCGAGTACCTGCTCGCCTGCTCTAACGCCGACGGAAAGATTTACGAGTGGGACTTGAATACGGCCAACGACGGGGTGGCGTTAGCAAACGCGCCGGTCAGCAATAAGGCCGTACTCGTGACCGCAGAGCGTTTTGTGTTCGCTCTTGGCGCTGGCGGTAATGCCAGAAAGGTTGCATGGTCTGACCAAGAAGACAACACCATGTGGACGCCTGCGATTACGAACCAGGCTGGAGACATCGAACTAGAGACGGTGGGTTCTATCGTCGCCGGGAAGCGGCTTCGCGGTGTGAACTTAATCTTTACGGATGTTGACGTCCACACGGCCCAGTACCAGGGCGCGCCGTTTGTGTACGGCTTTGAGCGCATTGCGACCGGGTGCGGGGTGATTTCTGCGCAGGCCGTTGCAGCCGTTGAGTCTGTCGCCTATTGGTGGTCTCCGGCTGGATTCTTTACCTATGACGGATTCGTCCGCCCGCTAAAGTGTGACGTGCTTGATTACGTTTCAAACAACATATCGCAGGCACAGCGTTCTAAGGTGTACGCGGTCGCAAACAACCAGTTTGGCGAGGTGTGGTGGTTTTACCCGTCAGCCTCTAGCAACGAGGTTGACTCTTACGTTGCGTACAACTATCGAGAGGGGCATTGGACGATTGGCTCGCTCGGACGCACGGCTGGGACAGACCGCGGCGTTTTCAACTATCCGCTGATGGTGTCTAGCGACGGGTACGTTTACGAGCATGAGGTCGGCGTGACTTACGACGGCTCTACGCCATACGCGCAAAGCGGCCCGATAGAGCTTGGCGGCGGTGATCGTATTATGATGGCGCGCCAGTTGATTGCGGATGAAAAGACGCAAGGGTCTGTCGGCGTGCAGTTCTTGACAAGTTTTGCCCCAAACGGATCGCAGACGACAAAAACGTATACCATTGACTCCATCTACACGCCCGTTCGATTCACGGGCAGGCAGGTTGAGATGAAAGTGACTGGCGACTCTATGACAGACTGGCGTGTTGGCATGATGCGCCTCGATGCAGTCGCGGGCGGCGAGCGATGAACCACGAAGAGGTTGAGGGGCTGGAGTACGTCACCCCGTTTCGAGAGCTGATTGAGCGCGCGCTCGCAGAAGGCTACGGGCAGATGAATTACGCCGACGTAGTGGAAGGATTAAAGAATGGCGAATACCAGTTTTGGTCTTCGGAAAATTCTTGCGTCATCACGACGATTGATGTTTTCCCAAGGCTAAAGCAGCTTACCGTGATTATAGGCGCGGGTGACTTGAGGGAGATTGACGAAATCATCCGCCCTGTTCTTGAAGAGTGGGCACGGCACATTAACTGCGACACGATGCTAATTATGGGGCGCCCCGGCTGGCAGCGTGCTCTGGAAGGCTACAAACGCACCGCGGTGGTGCTCGAGAAAAGACTATGAGCAATCTTTTTAAGTCCAAAAAGACAGAAACATCAAAGACGGAGATTGACCCGCAGGTCTATAACCGTATCTTAGAGAATCTGCAGTTCGCGGAGCAGGTGGCTGAGATCCCGTATGAGCCGTACCGCGGTCTAATGGTCGCGCCGTTTACGCGCGACTACATGGCCGGCGAGGAAATGACGCGGCGGATTGCGCAGGAAGGCGGCTTTGTTCCAGAACTGGAGCAGGCTGCTCGCGCGGCGCAGCAGGCCCTCGGCTACCAGCCTGAGCGCATCAGCGCGGAGCGTATCGGCTCATCCCTTGCGGGTGGCCCTGAGCGCATCACAGCGGGCCAGGTCGGCACCAAGTTCTCGGCCAAAAACGTAGGCGCCTCGCTTGCCGGCGGCCCTGAGCGGGTGTCGGCCGGCAGGGTTGCCGCGCCGGCCGCGGCGCAGAGAATTAGCGCCGGGCAGGTTGGGACTAGGTTTTCTCCTGAGCGTATCCAAGCGGAGCGCATCGGGGCCTCTCTTGCAGGCGGCCCGCGGATGGTCTCTGCCGGGCAGGTCGGCACCACGTTTGCGCCAGAGCGGATTGGCGCGGGCCGCGTCGGTACGACGTTTGCGGCGCGTGATGTTTCTGCGCCTGGTGCTGCACCGATGGCGCAGGCGGCCTCATTCCTTGGGCGAGACGTGGGCGGCGACTTAAATGCCTACATGAATCCGTACCAGCAGGGCGTGATTGATGTGGGGGTCTCCGACATTGACCGCGCCCAAGAGCAGGCGCGGATGCAGCGCGCGCAGCGCGCGACCGCAGCGCGTGCCTTTGGTGGCTCGCGTGCTGCGATTGAGGAAGGAATCGCCGCGGGCGAGGCGGCTCGTGAGCGCAATCGGTTTGTTGCCGAGCAGCGGGCGCAGGGGTTCCGTGAAGCCGCCGCGCTACGAGAAGCAGATGTGGGGCGGCAGCAGCAGGTTGCGCTCTCCAATCAGGCTGCGGCGCAGGAAGTGATGCGCCTCTCGCAGGCGGGCCAGATCAGCAACCAAGAGCGCGACATGCGATTGGGGCAGCTTGGGCTCACTGCAGAGACGGCCAACGTGCAGTCTGAGCTTGAGGCGGCGCGGGCCAATCAGGCGGCGCAGCAAGAAGCGCAGCGCCTTGCAGAGCGCGCCAATCAAGCGGCGGTGCAGGAGTACATGCGCGCCGGGTTGACCGCCGAGCAGGCGAACCAGCAGGCGCAGATGGACGCGGCTTCGCGTAACCAGCAGGCGCAGCAGGAGGCGCAGCGGCTTGGGCTTACTGCCGAGACCACGAACGTGCAGGCTGCTCTCGAGGCCGCCCGTGCGAACCAGCAGGCACAGGCCGAGCGTGAAAGGCTGGCCGCGCAGACCGGGCAGTTCAACGTGCAGTCTGGCCTTGAGGCTGCTCGCGCTAACCAGTCGGCGGTTCAGCAGTACATGCAGATGGGCCTAAGTGCAGAGCAGGCAAACCAGCAGGCTCAGCTTGACGCGCAGCGCCTTGGGAACCAAGCCCAGCAGTTTAACGTGCAGTCTCGCCTTGAGGCGTCGCGTGCGAACCAGGCCGCAACTCAAGAGTACATGCGCATGGGGTTGTCGGCCGAAGAGGCCAACCAGCGCGCAATGATGGAGGCGGCGCAGCGCAACCAGGCCGCTGGCCTTGAGGGTGCGCAGTTCCGCCTCGGCGCCGGGCGCAACCTTGCTGATTACGGCCAGATGGCGCTGCAAAATCGCTACGGCGCCGGCGCGGCCATGATGGGCCTAGGCTCTGCGCAGCAGAATCTATACCAGCAGTTCCTGAACGCGCAGCGTGAGGAGGATCTGCGTCGGCAGCAGTTCCCGCTCCAGCAGCTTGCGATCCGGCAGGGTGCGGTGTCAGCGAGTCCGTACAACGTGACCCAGACGGGGACGGTGACTGGCCGCCCGAGCTATTGGCAGATGGCTGGGCAGGTAGGAAGTACGGTTGCAGGGTTCTCCGATGAGACGATGAAAAAGAATATCTCCAGCATCAAAAACCCGCTCGACAAGGTGAATCGA